AGTGAAATACCTCCCCTTTGTTGTTTTATCGTTTTGTCGACTTTTTGTTTGGTGGTGATGGTGGTGCAGCCTGAGCTTCCCGAGTCTCGTGAGTGGTGTGAGGAGACGCGTCGTTGGTGGCGTGTGTGGGGTGAGGATGCGCGTGCTGGGTTTGTGTCTGATGAGGAGTGGCTGTTTCTCATGGATGCTGCGGTGATTCATGATGTGGTGTGGCGTGAGGGTCGCGCGGACCTTGTGGCTTCGCTTCGTGCTCATGTGAAGGCGTTTATGGGCATGTTGGATCGGTATTCGGTTGATGTGGCGTCTGGTGGTAGTGGCGGGGGTTCTGCGGTGGCGATGATTGACAGGTATCGGAAGCGCAAGGGGGCCTGATTAGGTGTCTGGTGTGGTTGGTTCTCAGGTTCCTCGTCATCGTGTGGCGGCGGCGTATTCGGTGTCTGCTGGTGGGGATGCTGGTGAGCTTGGTAGGGCGTATGGGTTGTCGCCTGATCCGTGGCAGCAGCAGGTGTTGGATGATTGGCTTGCTGTTGGGACGAATGGCCGTTTGGCGTCTGGTGTGTGTGGGGTGTTTGTGCCTCGGCAGAATGGCAAGAATGCTATTTTGGAGATTGTGGAGTTGTTTAAGGCGACTATTCAGGGTCGCCGGATTTTGCATACGGCTCACGAGTTGAAGTCGGCTCGTAAGGCGTTTATGCGGCTTCGATCGTTTTTTGAGAATGAGCGGCAGTTTCCTGACTTGTATCGTATGGTGAAGTCGATTCGTGCAACGAATGGTCAGGAGGCTATTGTGTTGCATCATCCGGATTGTGCCACGTTTGAGCGTAAGTGTGGCTGTCCGGGTTGGGGTTCGGTTGAGTTTGTGGCTCGTAGCCGGGGGTCTGCTCGCGGGTTTACCGTTGATGATTTGGTGTGTGATGAGGCTCAGGAGTTGTCGGATGAGCAGTTGGAGGCTTTGCTTCCTACAGTGAGCGCTGCCCCGTCTGGGGATCCTCAGCAGATTTTTTTGGGTACCCCGCCGGGGCCATTGGCTGATGGGTCTGTGGTGTTACGTTTGCGTGGGCAGGCGCTTGGTGGCGGTAAACGTATCGCGTGGACTGAGTTTTCGATTCCGGACGAGACGGATCCGGAGGATTTGTCTCGGTCGTGGCGGAAGCTTGCTGGGGATACTAATCCTGCGCTTGGTAGGCGTCTGAATTTTGGTACCGTGTCTGATGAGCATGAGTCTATGTCTGCTGCCGGGTTTGCTCGTGAGAGGCTTGGTTGGTGGGATCGTGGCCAGTCTGCTGTGTCGGTGATTCCTGCCGATAAGTGGGCGCTATCGGCGGTTGATGAGGTGCATCTTTCTGGTGGGAAAGTGTTTGGGGTTTCGTTTTCTCGTTCTGGTAATAGGGTTGCTTTGGCGGGTGCTGGCAGGGCGGATGCTGGGGTTCATGTTGAGGTTATTGATGGCTTGTCGGGGACGATTGTTGATGGTGTAGGCCAACTGGCTGATTGGCTGGCGTTGCGTTGGGGTGACACGGAAAAGATTATGGTTGCCGGTTCTGGTGCGGTGCTTTTACAGAAGGCTTTGACTGATCGTGGTGTGCCGGGTCGGGGCGTGATTGTGGCCGATACCGGTGTTTATGTTGAGGCGTGCCAAGCTTTTCTGGAGGGTGTGCGTTCGGGTGTTGTTTCTCATCCCCGTGCTGATTCTCGCCGTGACATGTTGGAGATTGCTGTGAGGTCGGCGGTTCAGAAGCGTAAGGGATCTGCTTGGGGCTGGGGCTCGACGTTTAAAGACGGCAGTGAGGTTCCTTTGGAGGCTGTGTCGCTGGCGTATCTTGGTGTGAAGATGGCGAAGGCTAAGCGGCGTGAGCGTAGTGGTAGGAAGCGGGTGTCTGTGGTATGAACGTGGACGAGTTGGCTCTTATTGAGGGCATGTACGATCGTATTAAGAGGTTGTCTTCGTGGCATTGCCGTATTGAGGGCTACTATGAGGGTTCGAATCGTGTCCGTGATTTGGGGGTTGCTATTCCTCCTGAGTTGCAGCGTGTGCAGACGGTGGTGTCGTGGCCTGGGATAGCGGTGGATGCTTTGGAGGAGCGTCTGGATTGGCTTGGCTGGACTAATGGTGACGGCTACGGTTTGGATGGTGTGTATTCTGCGAATCGGCTTGCTACGGCGTCGTGTGATGTGCATTTGGATGCGCTGATTTTTGGTTTGTCGTTTGTGGCTGTTATTCCCCAAGAGGATGGGTCGGTGTTGGTTCGTCCGCAGTCACCAAAGAATTGCACCGGAAAGTTTTCGGCTGACGGGTCGCGTCTTGATGCTGGCCTGGTGGTGCAGCAGACGTGTGATCCTGAGGTTGTTGAGGCGGAGCTTTTGCTTCCTGATGTGATTGTTCAGGTTGAGCGGCGGGGGTCTCGTGAGTGGGTCGAGGTGGGCCGTATACCGAATGTGTTGGGTGCGGTTCCTTTGGTGCCGATTGTGAATCGGCGCAGGACGTCTCGTATTGATGGGCGCTCCGAGATTACGAGGTCTATTCGTGCTTACACGGATGAAGCGGTTCGCACGCTGCTTGGGCAGTCTGTGAATCGTGATTTCTATGCTTACCCGCAGCGCTGGGTTACGGGTGTTTCTGCGGACGAGTTTTCTCAGCCTGGCTGGGTGTTGTCTATGGCTTCTGTGTGGGCTGTGGATAAGGACGATGACGGTGATACTCCGAATGTTGGGTCGTTTCCTGTTAATAGTCCTACCCCTTATTCTGATCAGATGCGGCTATTAGCCCAGTTGACTGCTGGGGAGGCTGCGGTGCCTGAGCGCTATTTCGGGTTTATCACGTCTAACCCGCCGTCGGGTGAGGCGCTTGCGGCGGAGGAGTCTCGACTGGTTAAGCGTGCTGAGCGGCGTCAAACATCGTTTGGTCAGGGCTGGCTGTCGGTTGGTTTTCTGGCTGCGAAGGCGTTGGATTCTCGCGTGGATGAGGCTGCTTTTTTCGGTGATGTGGGTTTGAGGTGGCGTGACGCGTCAACCCCGACTCGGGCGGCTACGGCGGATGCTGTGACGAAGCTTGTGGGTGCCGGTATTTTGCCTGCTGATTCTCGGACGGTGTTGGAGATGTTGGGTTTGGATGATGTGCAGGTTGAGGCTGTGATGCGGCATCGCGCCGAATCTGCGGATCCGTTGGCTGCGTTGGCTGGGGCTATTTCTCGTCAAACTGGCGAGGTTTGATGGATGGCTTCGGGTGTGATGTCGAGGCTGGCGGCGACTGAGTATCAGCGTGAGGCGGTCCGGTTTGCCGGGAAGTATGCGGGCTATTATGCCGAGCTTGGTCGTTTGTGGCATTCCGGAAAAATGAGTGACACGCAGTATGTGCGTTTGTGTGTCGAGTTGGAGCGTGCCGGCCATGATGGTTCGGCGTCGTTGGCGGCAAGGTTTGTGTCGGATTTTCGCCGGTTGAATGGTGTGGATCCTGGTTTGATTGTGTATGACGAGTTTGATGCTGCTGCTGCGTTGGCCCGGTCGATTGCGACCACGAAGATTTTGAAGGGTGATCCGGATAGGGCGAATGATACTATTGATGCGATGGCGGCGGGTTTTGATCGGGCTGTGTTGAATGCTGGCCGTGACACGGTTGAGTGGTCGGCGGGTGCGCAGGGCCGGTCGTGGCGTCGTGTCACGGATGGTGATCCGTGTGCTTTTTGTGCGATGCTTGCAACCAGGTCGGATTATACGACTCGGGAGCGTGCGCTAACCGTGGGGCATACTCGGCGTCATAGGCGGGGTGGTAAGCGTCCGCTGGGTTCGAAGTATCATGATCATTGTGGGTGTACGGTGGTTGAGGTTGTTGGGCGTTGGGAGCCCAGTTCCGCGGACACCGCATATCAGCGGGTTTATGAGAAGGCTCGTGAGTGGGTTGATGATCATGGGTTGCAGCAGTCGCCTGGCAATATTTTGAAGGCTATGCGTACTGTTGGCGATATGAGATGATTGATATGGTTTCCGGTTGTGCGCCGCCGGTTATCGGTGCACGTGGTTGTCTCCCGCACGGGGGGCGGCAAGATTGTGTTGTTTTCCGCAAGGAGTGTAGGGTTAGGCTATGGCCGATCAGAATGTTGAAGAACAAAACGTCGACAAAGTAGAAGAGGTTCCCGAAAAGGGTGACGTTGTTGACGTCGTAAAGGATGATCAAAGCGGGCAGACAGGCGATCAGTCGAAGCATGATGGTGGAGATAAGCCGTCTGGGACTGATTGGAAGGCTGAGGCTCGTAAGTGGGAGTCTCGTGCTAAAAGTAATTTCGCCGAGTTGGAGAAGCTTCGCGCCTCGGATGGTGATGCGGGGTCTACTATTGATGAGCTTCGCCGTAAGAATGAGGAGCTCGAAGACCGGATTAATGGGTTTGTTCTTGAGGGTGTGAAGCGCGAGGTGGCTGCCGAGTGTGGCCTTTCGGCCGATGCGGTAGCTTTTCTGTCTGGCGGTGATCGCGAGTCGCTTGCCGAGTCTGCTAAAGCCCTTAAGGGGCTGATTGACCATAGTGGTAGTGGTGGCGCGGGTGTGCGCCGTCTTGCGGGGAGTGCCCCCGTGGATGATGTTAAACGACGTGAGGGTGTCGCGTTTGTGGATGCTCTTGTCAATAATTCTAGGAGATGATTTATCATGGCTGACGATTTTCTTTCTGCAGGGAAGCTTGAGCTTCCTGGTTCTATGATTGGTGCGGTGCGTGACCGTGCTATCGATTCTGGTGTTTTGGCGAAGCTTTCGCCGGAGCAGCCGACTATTTTCGGACCTGTGAAGGGTGCCGTGTTTTCGGGTGTTCCTCGCGCCAAGATTGTTGGTGAGGGCGAGGTTAAGCCTTCCGCTAGCGTTGATGTTTCCGCGTTTACTGCGCAGCCTATCAAGGTTGTGACTCAGCAGCGTGTCTCGGACGAGTTTATGTGGGCTGACGCCGATTACCGTCTGGGTGTGCTTCAGGATCTGATTTCGCCTGCTCTGGGTGCTTCTATTGGTCGCGCTGTGGATCTTATTGCTTTCCATGGTGTTGATCCGGCTACAGGTAAGCCGGCTGCTGCTGTTAAGGTGTCGCTGGATAAGACGTCGAAGACGGTTGATGCCACGGATTCTGCCACGACCGATCTGGTCAAAGCGGTAGGGCTGATTGCGGGTGCTGGTTTGCAGGTTCCTAACGGTGTCGCCCTGGATCCGGCGTTCTCGTTTGCGCTGTCTACCGAGGTGTACCCGAAGGGGTCTCCGCTTGCCGGTCAGCCGATGTATCCTGCCGCCGGTTTCGCTGGGCTTGATAATTGGCGTGGACTTAATGTTGGTGCTTCTTCGACTGTTTCGGGTGCCCCGGAGATGTCGCCTGCCTCGGGTGTTAAGGCTATTGTTGGTGATTTCTCTCGTGTTCATTGGGGGTTCCAGCGTAACTTCCCGATCGAGCTGATCGAGTATGGCGATCCGGATCAGACTGGGCGTGATCTTAAGGGCCATAATGAGGTTATGGTTCGTGCTGAGGCTGTGCTGTATGTGGCTATCGAGTCTCTGGATTCGTTTGCTGTTGTGAAGGAGAAGGCTGCACCGAAGCCTAATCCTCCGGCCGGTAACTGATTTATTGTAGCGGTGATATGTATATGTGCAGGGGGTGGTGTTGATGGGTATCATTTTGAGGCCTGAGGATATTGAGCCTTTCGCCGATATTCCTAAAGATAAGCTTGAGGCGATGATCGCTGATGTGGAGGCTGTTGCTGTCAGTGTCGCCCCCTGTATCGCTAAACCGGACTTCAAATACAAGGATGCTGCCAAGGCTATTCTGCGTCGTGCTTTGTTGCGCTGGAATGATACTGGCGTGTCGGGGCAGGTGCAGTACGAGTCTGCGGGACCGTTTGCCCAGACTACACGGTCTAATACGCCTACGAATTTGTTGTGGCCTTCTGAGATTGCTGCGTTGAAGAAGCTGTGTGAGGGTGACGGTGGGGCTGGTAAAGCGTTCACGATCACACCCACGATCCGTGGCGGATATGCACATTCTGAGGTGTGTTCTACTGTGTGGGGTGAGGGCTGTTCGTGCGGGTCGAATATTAACGGCTACGCTGGCCCTTTGTGGGAGATATGATATGATTAATTTTCCTTACGGTGAAACGGTTGTGATGCTTCAGCCGACTGTTCGTGTCGATGATCTTGGCGACAGGGTTGAGGATTGGGGCCATCCTGTAGAAACCGTGTACCATAATGTGGCCATCTATGCTTCTGTGTCACAGGAGGATGAGGCTGCCGGCCGTGACACTGATTGGGAGCATTGGTCGATGCTGTTCAAGCAGCCTGTCAAGGGTGCCGATTATCGGTGTCGTTGGCGTATTCGGGGTGTTGTGTGGGAGGCTGACGGGTCTCCTATGGTGTGGCATCACCCAATGTCTGGCTGGGATGCTGGTACGCAGGTTAATGTGAAGCGTAAAAAGGGCTGATGGTTGTGGCACGTGATGTGAATGTGAAGCTTAACTTGCCGGGTATTCGTGAGGTGTTGAAGTCTTCTGGGGTGCAGGGCATGTTGGCTGAGCGTGGCGAGAGGGTCAAGCATGCGGCCTCTGCTAATGTGGGTGGTAATGCTTTTGATAAGGCCCAGTATCGTGCCGGGTTGTCGTCTGAGGTGCAGGTTCACCGTGTTGAGGCTGTGGCTAGGATTGGCACCACCTATAAGGGTGGTAAGCGTATTGAGGCGAAGCATGGCACGTTGGCTAGGTCGATTGGGGCTGCGTCGTGATCGTTTACGGTGATCCTCGTGTGTGGGCTAAACGTGTGCTCAAGGATGATGGCTGGCTGTCTGATATACCGTGCACGGGTACTGTGCCGGATCAATTTGAGGGTGACCTGATTTGGCTTGCGTTGGATGGTGGCCCCCAGTTGCATGTTCGTGAGCGTGTTTTTCTTCGCGTGAATGTGTTTTCGGATATTCCGGATCGTGCTATGTCGTTGGCGCGTCGTGTTGAGGCTGTGCTGGCTGATGGTGTTGATGGTGATCCGGTGGTGTTTTGTAGGCGTTCTACTGGTCCTGATTTGTTGGTTGATGGTGCACGTTTTGATGTGTATTCGCTGTTTGAGCTGGTGTGCCGTCCTGTCGAATCCGAGTAAACGTATTTGTTTTCTATATTTTGTTTTTGTTTGATTATTTTTGGGGGTTGTGATGGCTGCTACACGTAAAGCGTCTAATGTTCGCTCTGCTGTTACCGGTGACGTCTATATTGGTGCCGCTCACGCCGGTGACACTATTGATGGTGTTGGGAAGATTCCTGACGGTCTTACCGCTTTAGGGTACCTGTCGGATGACGGGTTTAAGATTAAGCCTGAGCGTAAAACGGATGATTTGAAGGCTTGGCAGAATGCGGATGTTGTTCGCACCGTGGCTACAGAGTCGTCTATCGAGATTTCTTTCCAGCTGATCGAGTCCAAGAAGGAGGTTATCGAACTGTTTTGGCAGTCGAAGGTTACTGCCGGAGTCGATTCGGGTTCGTTCGATATTTCTCCTGGTGCTACGACCGGTGTTCATGCCCTGTTGATGGATATTGTTGATGGCGATCAGGTTATCCGCTACTATTTCCCTGAAGCTGAGCTTGTCGATCGTGACGAGATCAAGGGTAAGAATGGCGAGGTGTATGGGTATGGTGTCACACTGAAGGCGTATCCTGCCCAGATTAATAAGAAGGGTGATGCGGTGTCTGGTCGGGGGTGGATGACGGCTTTAAAAGCTGATACTCCTCCGGTTCCTCCGAAGCCTCCGAAGCCTGAGCCGGATCCTAATCCGCCAGCCGAGAACTGATACATATTTTTGAGGGATTGTTGATAGATGAGTGACACAGGTTTCACGTTGAAGATTGGTGACCGTAGTTGGGTGTTGGCTGATGCAGAGGAGACGGCGCAGGCTGTTCCTGCCCGTGTTTTTCGCCGTGCCGCTAAGATTGCCCAGTCGGGGGAGTCTGCTGATTTCGCCCAGGTTGAGGTGATGTTTTCTATGTTGGAGGCTGCCGCCCCAGCGGATGCTGTAGAAGCGCTTGAGGGCTTGCCTATGGTGCGTGTTGCCGAGATTTTCCGTGAGTGGATGGAATACAAGCCTGACGGTAAGGGTGCCTCTTTGGGGGAATAGTTTGGCTCCACGGCCTGATTGATGATTATCGTGGGGCCATCGAATATGATTGGAGGACCCGGTTCGGTTGCTCTGTTTATGATGTTGGTGGCCCGGTGATGTGTTGGGGTGAGGCTGTCCGGCTGGCTGGCGTGTTGTGTACTGATACGTCGAGCCAGTTGGCAGCCCATCTGAATGGTTGGCAGCGCCCGTTTGAATGGTCGGAGTGGGCGGTGTTGGATATGTTGGATCATTACAGGTCTGCTAATAGTGAGGGGCAGCCGGAGCCTGTGGCGAGGCCGACGGATGAGCGTCGGGCTAGGTTTACGTCGTCTCAGGTGGACGATATTTTGGCGCGTGTTCGTGTCGGTGGCGGGGTGTCTCGCGAGATTAATATTATGGGGTGAATAGTGTATGTCTGGTGAGATTGCTTCCGCCTATGTGTCGTTGTATACGAAGATGCCCGGTTTGAAGGCTGATGTTGGTAAACAGTTGTCGGGTGTGATGCCTGCTGAGGGTCAGCGTTCGGGTAGTCTTTTTGCTTCCGGTATGAAGTTGGCTTTGGGTGGCGCGGCGATGATGGGTGCCATCAATGTTGCCAAGAAGGGCCTGAAATCGATTTATGATGTGACTATTGGTGGCGGTATTGCTAGGGCGATGGCTATCGATGAGGCTCAGGCTAAACTGACTGGTTTGGGTCACACGTCTTCTGACACGTCTTCGATTATGAATTCGGCTATTGAAGCTGTTACTGGTACGTCGTATGCGCTGGGTGATGCGGCTTCTACTGCGGCTGCTTTGTCTGCTTCTGGTGTGAAGTCTGGCGGGCAGATGACTGACGTGTTGAAGACTGTCGCCGATGTGTCTTATATTTCTGGCAAGTCGTTTCAGGATACGGGCGCTATTTTCACGTCGGTTATGGCTCGCGGCAAGCTGCAGGGCGATGACATGTTGCAGCTTACTATGGCTGGTGTTCCGGTGTTGTCTTTGCTTGCGAAGCAGACGGGTAAAACGTCGGCTGAGGTGTCGCAGATGGTGTCGAAGGGGCAGATTGATTTTGCCACGTTTGCGGCTGCGATGAAGCTTGGCATGGGTGGTGCTGCTCAGGCGTCTGGTCAGACGTTTGAGGGCGCTATGAAGAATGTTAAGGGCGCTTTGGGCTATCTTGGTGCTACGGCTATGGCCCCGTTTTTGAATGGGTTGCGGCAGATTTTTGTTGCGTTGAATCCGGTTATCAAGTCGGTCACGGATTCTGTGAAGCCCCTGTTTGCGTCGGTGGATCAGGGGATTCAGCGGGTGATGCCGTCTATTTTGGCGTGGATTAATCGTATGCCGGGCATGATTACGAGAATGAATGCACAGATGCGCGCCAAGGTGGAGCAGTTGAAGGGCATTTTTGCGAGAATGCATTTGCCTGTCCCTAAGGTGAATTTGGGTGCCATGTTTGCTGGCGGCACCGCAGTGTTTGGTATTGTGGCTGCCGGTGTGGGGAAGCTTGTTGCGGGGTTTGCCCCGTTGGCGGTGTCGTTGAAGAATTTGTTGCCGTCGTTTGGTGCTTTGAAGGGTGCCGCTGGCGGGCTTGGCGGCGTGTTCCGTGCCCTGGGTGGCCCTGTCGGGATTGTGATCGGCTTGTTTGCTGCCATGTTTGCGACGAATGTCCAGTTCCGTGCCTCTGTGATGCAGCTTGTGGGTGTTGTCGGTCAGGCGTTGGGGCAGATTATGGCTGCTGTGCAGCCGCTGTTTGGTTTGGTTGCGGGTGTTGTGGCCCAGTTGGCGCCAGTGTTTGGCCAGATTATTGGTTTGGTGGCTGGTTTGGCTGCCCAGCTGGTGCCTTTGATTAGTATGCTTGTCGCCCGGCTAGTTCCTGTGATCACGCAGATTATTGGTGCGGTGACACAGGTTGCGGCCATGCTGCTGCCAGCACTGATGCCGGTGTTGCAGGCTGTTATGGCTGTGATACGGCAGGTTGTTGGCGTGATCATGCAGCTTGTGCCGGTTTTGATGCCTGTGATTCAACAGATTTTGGGTGCTGTGATGTCTGTTCTGCCGCCTATTATTGGTTTGATACGGTCGCTGATACCAGTCATCATGTCGATTATGCGTGTAGTGATGCAGGTTGTTGGTGCCGTGTTACAGGTGGTGGCCCGTATTATTCCGGTTGTGGCTCCGGTTGTTGGGGCTGTGATAGGGTTTGTTGCACGTATTCTTGGCGCTATTGTGTCTGCCGCAGCCCGCATTATTGGCGCTGTAACCCGTGTTATCGGATGGGTTGTGAGCCATCTGGTGTCTGGTGTGGCGCGTATGGGTACGGCCATCCTGAATGGCTGGAATCATATTAGGGCTTTCACGTCTGCGTTTATTAACGGTTTCAAGTCGATCATTTCGGGCGGCGTGAATGCTGTTGTGGGGTTTTTTGCCCGGCTTGGTTCTTCGGTGGCTAGCCATGTTCGGTCTGGGTTTAACGCGGCCCGTGGTGCTGTTTCTTCCGCAATGAATGCTATCCGTAGTGTGGTGTCTTCGGTGGCGTCTGCTGTTGGCGGGTTCTTCGGGTCGATGGCGTCTAGGGTTCGTAGTGGTGCTGCGAGGGGCTTTAATGGGGCCAGGAGTGCGGCTTCTAGCGCTATGCACGCTATGGGTTCTGCAGTGTCTAGCGGTGTGCATAGTGTGTTGGGGTTTTTTCGGAATCTGCCCGGTAATATTAGGCGTGCTCTCGGTAATATGGGATCCTTGTTGGTGTCGGCTGGCCGTGACGTGGTTTCTGGTTTAGGTAATGGTATCAAGAATGCTTTGAGTGGCCTGCTGGATACGGTGCGTAACATGGGTTCTCAGGTGGCTAACGCGGCTAAATCGGTGTTGGGTATTCATTCCCCGTCTAGGGTGTTTCGTGATCAGGTTGGCCGCCAGGTTGTTGCCGGTTTGGCTGAGGGGATCACCGGGAATGCTGGTTTGGCGTTGGATGCGATGTCGGGTGTGGCTGGCCGTCTTCCGGATGCTGTGGATGCCCGGTTTGGTGTGCGATCGTCTGTGGGCTCGTTTACACCGTATGGCAGGTATCAGCGTGCGAGCGAGAAGAGTGTTGTGGTGAATGTTAACGGCCCGACGTATGGTGATCCTAATGAGTTTGCGAAGCGGATTGAGCGGCAACAGCGTGACGCGTTGAACGCGTTGGCTTACGTGTGAGTGGGGGTGTTGTGCATGTTTATTCCTAACCCGTCTGATCGTGCCGGTTTGACTGTTACCTGGTCTATGTTGCCGTTGATTGGTAATGATCCGGAGCGTGTGCTTCATTTGACGGATTATACGGGTGCGTCTCCTGTCATGTTGTTGAATGATTCGTTGCGTGGTTTGGGTGTTCCTGAGGTGGAGCATTTTTCTCAAACTCATGTTGGGGTGCACGGGTCTGAGTGGCGCGGGTTTAATGTGAAGCCTCGCGAGGTGACGTTGCCTGTTTTGGTTTCGGGTGTTGACCCGGATCCTGCGGGCGGGTTTCGTGACGGTTTTTTGAAAGCCTATGACGAGTTGTGGTCTGCGTTTCCCCCGGGCGAGGTGGGGGAGTTGTCTGTGAAGACTCCTGCCGGTGTTGAGCGTGTGCTAAGGTGTCGGTTTGATTCGGTGGATGACACGTTTACGGTTGATCCGGTGAATCGTGGCTATGCCCGCTATGTGCTTCATTTGATAGCCTATGACCCGTTTTGGTATGGGGATGAGCAAAAGTTTCGTTTCAGTAACGCGAAGTTGCAGGATTGGTTGGGTGGCGGCCCTGTAGGCAAAAACGGGACTGCGTTTCCGGTGGTGTTGACGCCTGGTGTTGGTTCGGGTTGGGATAACCTGTCTAATAAGGGTGATGTGCCTGCGTGGCCTGTGATTCGTGTTGAGGGGCCTTTGGATTCGTGGTCTGTGCAGATTGATGGTTTGCGTGTGTCATCAGACTATCCGGTTGAGGAGTTTGATTGGATCACGATTGATACGGATCCTCGCAAACAGTCTGCATTGTTGAACGGGTTTGAGGATGTGATGGATCGTTTGAAGGAGTGGGAGTTTGCTCCTATCCCGCCAGGCGGTTCTAAGAGTGTGAATATTGAGATGGTTGGTTTGGGTGCCATTGTTGTGTCGGTGCAGTACAGGTTTTTGAGGGCTTGGTGAATAGTTGATGGCTGGTCTTGTCCCGCAGATAACATTGTTTACGCCAGACTATCGTCGTGTGGCGCCTATCAATTTTTTTGAGTCGCTAAAGTTGTCGTTGAAGTGGAATGGTTTGTCGACGCTGGAGTTGGTGGTGTCGGGGGATCATTCCAGGCTTGACGCGTTGACGAAGCCGGGTGCACGCCTTGTTGTCGATTATGGTGGTGGCCAGATTTTTTCTGGGCCTGTGCGTAAAGTGCATGGTGTGGGTCCTTGGCGGTCTTCGAGGGTGACTATCACGTGTGAGGATGATATTCGGCTGTTGTGGCGTATGTTGATGTGGCCTGTGAATTATCGTCCCGGTTTGGTGGGTTCGGAGTGGCGTGCCGACCGTGGTTATGCCCACTATTCGGGTGCGGCGGAGTCGGTTGCTAAGCAGGTGTTGGGGGATAATGCGTGGCGTTTTCCGCCAGGTTTATTTATGACCGATGATGAGCGTCGTGGCCGCTATATTAAGGATTTTCAGGTGCGGTTTCACGTGTTTGCCGATAAATTGTTGCCGGTGTTGTCGTGGGCTCGGATGACTGTTTCGGTGAATCAGTTTGAGGATAAGGTGAATGATCAGCGGGGTTTAGTGTTTGATTGTGTGCCCGCGGTGACGCGTAGCCATGTGTTGACTGCCGAGTCGGGTTCGATTGTGTCGTGGGAGTATGTGCGTGACGCCCCTAAGGCTACGTCGGTGGTTGTTGGTGGCCGCGGCGAGGGCAAGGATCGGCTGTTTTGTGAGGATGTTGATTCGATGGCTGAGGGGGATTGGTTTGATCGTGTCGAGGTGTTTAAGGATGCCCGTAACACGGATTCTGAGAAGGTGTCTCTCTTCGATGAGGCTGAGCGGGTGTTGTTCGAGTTAGGGGCCACGTCGGGGTTTAAGATCGAGTTGGCCGAGTCGGATGTGTTGCGTTTTGGGCCCGGCAAGCTGATGCCCGGGGATTTGATTTATGTGGATGTGGGTTCTGGCCCTATTGCGGAGATTGTTCGGCAGATTGATGTGGAGTGTGATTCGCCTGGTGACGGCTGGACGAAGGTGACTCCTGTTGCGGGGGATTATGAGGATAATCCGTCTGCCCTGTTGGCTCGCCGTGTGGCTGGTTTGGCTGCAGGTGTGCGGGATTTGCAAAAGTTTTAAAAGTGATGGGGGTTTGTTGTGGGTATTGTGTGTAAAGGGTTTGATGGTGTGTTGACCGAGTATGATTGGGCTCAAATGTCTGGTCTGATGGGTAATATGCCGTCGGTTAAGGGGCCTGACGATTTTCGTGTCGGCACTACGGTTCAGGGTGCCACGGTGTTGTGTGAGGTTTTGCCGGGGCAGGCTTGGGCTCACGGGGTGATGTGCACGTCGAATAGTGTGGAGACGGTGACGGGGCAGCTGCCTGGTCCTGGTGAGACTCGCTACGATTATGTGGTGTTGTCTCGGGATTGGCAGGAGAATACGGCCAAGTTGGAGATTGTTCCTGGGGGTCGTGCGGAGCGTGCCCGTGACGTGTTGCGTGCCGAGCCTGGCGTGTTTCATCAGCAGTTGTTGGCTACTTTGGTGGTGTCGTCTAACGGGTTGCAGCAGCAGTTGGATAGGCGTGCCGTGGCGGCTAGGGTGGCGTTTGGGGAGTCTGCAGCCTGTGATCCGACACCCATGGAGGGGGATCGTGTGATGGTTCCTTCGGGGGCCGTGTGGGCTAATCATGCTAACGAGTGGATGTTGTTGTCTCCCAGGATTGAGACGGGTTCGAAGTCGATCATGTTTGGCGGGTCTGCTGTGTATGCTTACACGATCCCGTTTGATCGCCAGTTCAGTAGTCCGCCTGTTGTGGTGGCGTCTATGGCTACGGCGGCTGGGGGTACGCAGCAGATTGATGTGAAAGCCTACAATATAACTAGCAAGGATTTTGGTTTGGCGTTTATCACGAATGATGGGTCTAAGCCGAATGGTGTGCCCGCTGTTGCGAATTGGATAGCTGTGGGCGTGTGACCGTGTTGAGGCTGTGGTGGCGGTTGGTGTGATGTTGGGGGGCTGTGGTGTCGTGGTTTACTCCTGCACTGGTGGCCTCTATTTGTACCGCGTTGGCTACTGTTTTGGGTTCGGTTCAGGCTGTCACATCTAAGTCTAGGAAGCGTTTGAGGCGCCTGTCTGCTCAGGTGGATGCGATGGAAGAGTATACGTGGGGTGTGCGGCGTGAGGTTCGCCGGTTTAACGCTGGTCTTCCCGATAATGTGGATCCTTTGGTGTTGCCTGATCCGCCCGGGTTTTTGCAGGATCAGTTGGGGGGTGAATAGATGAGGGAGTTGGAGGAGGAGAAGCGGCAGCGCCGTACTTTTGAGAAGGCTTCTATGGTGTTGTTGTTTCTGTCGCTTGTGCTGTTGGCGGTGGTTGCTGGGGGTGCTTTGCGTTTCGGCTCTGTGGTTTCGCAGAGGGATTCGGAGCAGGCGCGTGCGGAGTCGAATGGTACTGCGGCTAAAGGGTTGGCTGCCCGTGTGAAGCAGGTGTGCGCCCAGGGTAGGCAGGAGTCGGTGCGTCTTCACCGGTCTGGCCTGTGTGTGGATGCTGCCCGTACGGAGCGGAGTGTTCAGGGTGTTCCTGGCCCGGCTGGTGAGCGTGGCCCGCAAGGCCCTGCCGGTGTGGATGGCCGTGATGGCAGTAATGGTTCGGCTGGTCTGGTTGGCCCGGTTGGCCCGCAGGGTTCTCCTGGTTTGAATGGTGTGAAGGGGCCTGACGGGTTGCCCGGTGCTGACGGCAAGGATGGCCATGGTGGTGTTCCGGGCCGTGCAGGTGATGACGGTGTGAACGGTGCTGATGGTCGGGATGGTTCGGCCGGTGAACGCGGTGATGTGGGCCCTTCAGGTTCCGCCGGTCCACAGGGTGAACGGGGTGAGCGCGGCCCGCAAGGCCCTGCCGGTGTCAACGGATCCGATGGTAAAGACGGTAAGGATGGGCGTGATGGCCGCTCGGTGGTGTCTGTGTACTGCTCGGAGGGCCGCCTGTTTGTGAAATATAGTGACGGTGCGTCTTCTACAGTGTCAGGGTCTAGGGCGTGCCCGGGTGTGGCCCCGTCGCCGATTGTGACCGTGTCATCCCACAAATAGTAAGAGGAAGGGTGTTACTAGTGTTGATGATGTTTTGGGGTGGTGTGCGGTGAGATACATTCCAGCGGCACACCATTCGGCTGGTTCTAATTCTCCGGTGAATAGGGTTGTGATTCATGCGACGTGCCCGGATGTGGGGTTTCCGTCCGCCTCGCGTAAGGGTCGGGCGGTGTCGACGGCGAACTATTTCGCGTCCCCATCGTCTGGTGGCTCTGCCCATTATGTGTGTGATATTGGGGAGACGGTGCAGTGCCTGTCCGAGTCTACTATTGGGTGGCATGCCCCGCCTAATCCGCATTCTTTGGGTATAGAGATTTGTGCGGATGGCGGTTCGCACGCCTCGTTCCAGGTTCCGGGGCACGCGTATACGCGGGAGCAGTGGCTGTCGCCTGAGGTGTGGCCTGCGGTGGAGCGGGCTGCTGTCCTGTGTAGGCGGTTGTGTGACCGGCATGGTGTTCCGAAACGGAAGCTGTCCGTATCGGATTTGAAGGCCGGCAAGAGGGGTGTTTGCGGGCATGTGGATGTTACGGATGCGTGGCATCAGTCGGATCATGATGATCCGGGGCCGTGGTTTCCGTGGGACAGGTTTATGGCCGTAGTCTGCGGCCACGATAGTGGTAGTGATAGTGGGGAGTTAACTGTGGCTGATGTGAAAGCGCTGCATGATCAGATTAAACAATTGTCTGCGCAGCTTACTGGTTCGGTGAACAAGCTGCACCACGATGTTGGTGTGGTACAGGTGCAGAATGGTGACTTGGGTAAACGTGTCGATGCCCTGTCGTGGGTGAAGAATCCGGTGACGGGGAAGCTGTGGCGTACGAAGGATGCTTTGTGGAGTGTCTGGTACTATGTGTTGGAGTGTCGCAGCCGCATTAGCAGGCTTGAGTCTGATATCAATAGTTTAAAGAAGTGATGTGTGGTGGGTAAACAGTTTTGGTTGGGCCTGTTAGAGCGCGCCCTGAAAACTTTTATTCAAACGTTTGTTGCTGTGCTTGGGGTGACTGCGGGTGTCACCTATACCGCGGAGTCGTTTCGTGGGCTTCCGTGGGAGTCAGCTTTGATCACAGCCACGGTGGCTGCTGTGCTGTCTATAGCGACTTCGTTTGGTAGCCCGTCGTTTGTGGCCGGTAAACCCAAGGTTGCTCCGGTTGTTGATGCCGGTCTTGTTCCACCCGATGATACCGGCCTGGTAGAACCGCATGCGGTTGACGAAACGGATCCTGGCATGATCGAGCCGATGGATGATGATAATGTGGACTATGTGCCGAGGCGTGCATCCGAGTCTGAGGTTGGCACTGTAGAGCCGTCAGAATCATAAGTGAATATAGTGTGTGCCCCAGCGGTGCTGCCACGTGTGTGGTGGCTGCTGCTGGGGCACTATTTTTGTGTCTACTGTATGGCTATGATTCGTTGTTGTCGATGGTGGCTTCGAGCATCTGGTGCAGGTGTTCACACTCGGATATGGTGTCACGGGCTTGATCTAAAATGTCTCGCCGGATCACGTTTTTGTGGTTGTTGCTGAGGCTGATAAGCGAACACATGATATCGTCGGCGGCGGATTGTAGTAGTTTGGCCTGGTATGCGATTCCGGCGAGCCAGTCTATGGCTTCCGGGCTTGCCTGTGTGTTGTCTGGCATGCCACTGGTGTTGCTGTTGTTTGTGGGGTATCCTGCACTGTCGCAGTCCCACAGGATTTCGCTGCACTCGTCTAGCGTGTCTTGATCGATGTTGAGGTTGTCGAGGCTGACTTCTTTGATGGTGAGATTTACATCATCTAAAGAGATGTGGACGTGGTATTCGTCTTGAATGTCGGCCACAATGTTTTCCAGCTGGTTCATGTTGGTGGGCTGTTGTTGGATGATTCGGTGTACCGCTGTTTTGAGGGCAGCGTGGGGGATATTGGTTGTGTTGTTCATGGTTTTATTTCATCCCTGTACTATCGTCGTCTATGTATGATGTTGTGTTGGCGTATTTGGTGAGTGTGATCAGTGTTTGGTCTGCCCACTGTTTCACCGTCTGCCTAGTCACACCCAATCGCTGGGCTGCCACCGAATAGGTTTGATCATACCCGTATACTTCCCTGAATGCAGCCAGCCGTGCCAGCCGTTTCCTCTGTTTGGATGGTTCACAGGTGAGGGTGTAGTCGTCGATGGCTAGCTGTAGGTCGATCATGGTAACAATGTTGTTGCCGTGGTGTTGTGGAGCGGTTGGCGGGGGTGGCATACCTGGCTCTACTGATGGTTTCCATGGTCCGCCGTTCCAGATCCATTGGGCGGCTTGAATGATGTCGGCTGTGGTGTAGGTTTGGTTCATGTGTCACCCCCGGAACAGGTTGTCGAGGTTGTCTAGGTTGGGGCTGGTGTTTGTGGTGTCGAATCGTCCTACGCAGTGGCAGTAGTCGTACATGAGTTTAATAATGTGTTGATGGTCACCAAGGTAGGTGTTGCCGCTGATGCTGTAGGTGGCTGTGCCGTCTTTGCTGATGGTGTATTTGGCGGTGATAGTTTCGGGTGTTTCGGTGTTGGTGATGATGGCGGTGGTGGTGGTGCCTACTGTTTGGAGTACGGTGGTTTGGGTTCCGTCGTCGAGGGTTGTAGTAACCATAATGGGGGTTCTCCTTTTAGTTGCTGGTTTGATTGTCGGCTATAGTGGTGATTTCTTGCACCGGTTTGGGGAGATCCAAATGCTGTATGGTTTTGTTGGCTAGCCGTTTGGCTACCCTGTAGCACATTTTGGTGTAGTGTTTGTTGTCTAGGTTGTGGTATTGTTCTCGCACCGCAATATATAGTAGGGAGTCTTGGTACAGGTCGTCTGCGCTGATTGCGGGGTAGTGTTCGGCTATTTTGGCGCATGCCCGGTTGAGTGTGCGTAGATGATGGTCTGTGGCCCATCCCCACGATGCTGTGGTGGCCAGGTCTGCTTTTGTTGGTCGTCTACTCATGACACTATTTCATCTCGCTATCTGGTAGTTGTTTGGTGTTTTGTTGTTGATAGTGTAGCACACGAGTCCGGGGTTGCCGGTGGTGCCTGTGCGGTGCCGGTACCAGACGGATTCTCCTTCCATGGATGGGCATTGAATAAAGGTGCGTTGTCCTTGCTCGGAGATTTCTAGGTGGTGCCGGTGTCCTGCCATGAGGATGTGGGATGTGGTGCCGTTGTGGAATTCTTGGCCTCGCCACCATTCGTAGTGTTGGTTGTTGCGCCATTGGTGGCCGTGGGCGTGAAGGATTTTGGTGCCTGCCACATCGACGGTAGTGGTCATTTCGTCCCGGCTAGGGAAGTGGAAGTGAAGGTTGGGATATTGGTTGTTGAGCTGGTAGGCTTCTGCGATGGCCCGGCAGCAGTCCACGTCGAAGGAGTCATCGTAGGTGGTGACGCCTTTACCGAATCGTACGGCTTCCCCATGGTTGCCTGGGATGGATGTGACGGTGACGTTGGGGCAGTGGTCGAACATGTGGATGAGTTGCATCATGGCCATGCGGGTGAGCCTGATTTGTTCCGTCAAGGGTGTTTGTGTGCGCCAGGCGTTGTTGCCTCCTTGTGACACGTATCCTTCGATCATGTCGCCGAGGAAGGCGATGTGGACCCGGCCGGGTTTGCCTGCCTGTTGCCAGTAGTGTTTGGCGGCTGTGAGGGATCGAAGATAGTCGTCTGCGAAGTGTGCTGTTTCACCCTGAGGGATGCCTTTGCCGATTTGGAAGTCGCCTGCCCCTACCACAAACGCACAATCACTGTTGTTGCTGGTGGTGTCGGCTGGTTTGGGGGGCTGCCAGTCGGCTAGCTTGTCGACGAGTTCATCCACGGGATACGGGTCTGTTGCGGGTTGGTGGTCGATGATTTTTTGTATGGATCGGCCTGTTTCTCCGTTGGGGAGTGTCCATTCGGAGATGCGTGTGCGGCGTACGGTTCCATTGGCTAGATCGTCGCAGATGGTGTCTGCTTCGTCATTGTGCTGGGCTAGCTGTGTGAGGAGCCGGTCTATATTGTCTATCACTGGTTTTCCTCCTCTTTCTGGGTGTTGGTTTGTTGGCGGCGATAGTCTTTGATAACGGTGGCGGAGATGGGGTATCCTGCCTGGGTGAGCTGTTTCGCTAGCCACGAGGCTGGGATGGTTTTGTCTGCGAGCACGTCGGCTGCTTTTGCCCCGTAGCGTTGAATAAGGGTTTCAGTTTTGGTTGCCATGATATCCTATCGGTTGTGTGGCGGGCTGCCATCCTGTGCGGCAGTCGCCGTCGTGTCCTGGTTTGCGTGTGCACCAGGATATGGTTCCGTCTGTGTGGTTGAGTGTTTTGCCGCACATGACGTTTTGTAGATGCTCTGGCAGTGCGCCGTCACCCTGGTTGCTGGTTTGTGTGTCGAAGAGTGTTTTCTGGTTAGTGAAATGCTCGGATACGGTCCCGTTGTGGACGGGTAGTATCCATGTTTTCCATTGCTGCTGTAGCCTGGTGTTCCAGTGGAATTGTTTGGCCGCGTTTTCTGCCTGTTTTAAGGTTTTGTAGTAGCCAACGAGTATGCGCTGGTGTTGCTGGTCGGGAGGGTTTGGGCCTCGCCAGTATTGTGCGGCCACGGCGTAGCGGTTGCTGGCTGTGAAGGTGTTCCAGCAGTATTCGATAATGTTGTTGAGTGTGTCGTCTGTGAAGTCGTCTGGGTTGTGTTCTGTTGCCTGGGTGATAATGCCGCGGATGGCTTGCCGGTTTTTGGTGGCGGGTTTGAACGAGATGCTCACGATAGTACCGGCTTGTCGTCTTGCATGAACTGGTTGAAGGTGTTGTTCCCGGCGTGTTGGGCTTGTGTGATGTCCTGGTCGGTCCAGTCGGGGTGTTGCTGTTTCAGATAGTACCAGTGGCACGCATTGTAGGTTTCGTCTTGTAGCCGTGTGAGATGGTTTTCGGTGATGATTTGTTTCCACATTGTCCATGACACGTCGAGCCGGTTGAGGATTTCGAGGGCTGGGATGTTGAATTGGTTGAGGAAGAGGATTTCGTAGGTGTAGTAGTTTTTCTCGTATTGGTCCCATCCGCTTCGGTGCCTGTTGGGCTGGTTTTTGGGGTAGGCTTCCCGGCATACTTTGTGTAAACGTTTGGCCATGTCGTCGGGTAGTTTAATGTCGGGGTTGGCGCGGATCATGGATCGCATCCCATCATAGGTGGTGCCCCAGGTGTGCATGATGTAGGTGGGGTCTTCACCATCGGCCCATTTTTCTGCACAGATGGCGAGGCGGATGCGCCTCCTGGCTGCTTGGCTGGTGTTGCGCCGGTTGGTGATGGGGCACGTGTCGAGGGGATCCATGATATTTTAGTGTACCTTTCTTGGTTTGGGTTGCTTGTGTGGTTTTATTGTAGCACTGTGTTGAGGGCTTGTGTCAACCCTGTTTTGCCGGTTTTCAGGTAGGTGTCTGTGACATCCCCGAGGGTGAGGGGCACATGGGTGGCTTGGGGAAGTGCTGTCTGGAGAGTTTGGGCCATCTTATCTCCCGCGGGGTCGGGGTCGGACCAGATGTAAACATGGTCGTAGCCTTCGAAGAATTTGGTCCAAAAGTTTTGCCACGAGGTTGCGCCGGGTATGGCGACGGCGGGCCATCCGCATTGTTCGAGTATCATGGAGTCGAATTCGCCTTCACAAATGTGCATTTCTGCTGCCGGGTTGGCCATGGCGGCCATGTTGTAGATGGAGCCTGTATCCCCGGCCGGGGTTAAGTATTTGGGGTGGTTGTGGGTTTTGCAGTCGTGTTGTAGTGAGCAGCGGAAACGCATTTTTCTTATTTCGGCTGGCCGCCCCCAAACGGGGTACATGTAGGGGATGGTGATGCACTGGTTGTAGTCTTCGTGGCCGGGGATGGGGTCATTGTCGATGTATCCAAGGTGGTGGTAGCGGGCTGTTTCTTCGCTGATGCCTCTTGCCGAGAGAAGGTCGAGTATGTTTTCGAGGTGGGTTTCGTAGAGGGCCGAGGCTTTCTGGATTCGGCGGCGTTCCGCAATGTTGTATGGGTGTAGTGAGTCGTACATTCGGGTTTTCTTCTTCCAATCGTTGTTGTAGCTTGGCGAGGCCGCCTCCAACACCGCATGTGTGGCAGTACCAGACGCCCTTGTCGAGGTTGATGCTCATGGAGGGCTGGTGGTCATCGTGGAGTGGGCAGAGGATGTGTTGCTCGTTTTTGGACGGGTTATAGCGGATGCGATAGGTGTCGAGGAGGCGGCGGGTGTCAGAGGTGTGGGAGGAGCTCGTTGAGGGTTGATACCACATAGGCTTCGCTCCATGGCTTGTTTCGCTGTTTCATGATGACTAGTCCGATGGTGGATTGGTTTTTTTTGTTGCGGTGGGTTTCATAGTTGCGTGCCTCGATTGTGGCTTCTTTCACGAATTGGGCGAGATGCTGCTGGCCAGCCTTGGCTTCGATCACATAGGTTTTGTTGCCGGTTTTGAGGATGAGGTCGCCTTCGTCCTCTTTGCCGTTGAGGTGGAGGCGTTCTATATCGTAGCCGGTGTTGCGTAGCTGGTGTAGGAGTCTGGTTTCCCACTCGGCACCGGCCCGGCGGTTGCGTGACTGTTGTGAAACCATCATAGTCCTTTATGTTCTTGTGTCATGTTCCATGGCTGTTTTTCTACCAATGGCCCGAAGAATGTGTATTCGGGGTAGGCCCTGAGTCTTTCGTATCGGGTGCCGTCTGGGCTAGATTTGCCGGTGCGCTGTTTCAACACAGCAATGCGTGCCTCGGCTGGTATCGATAGCCCGTTGCCGTTATCCTCGCCACCATACAATGAGACTCCGAGGATGAGTTGTGGTTTTTCGGAGAGGCCGTTTTTGATCTCTCGTCTGGCTGGCGGGTGTTCGAGGTCGGTGCCGGTTTTGTCGGTGGCGTGGTGTGTGACGATGATGGTGGAGCCAGTATCCCGACCCAATGCTGTGATCCATTGCATGGCTTCTTGTTGGGCTTGGTAGTCACTCTCGCAGTCTTGGATGTCCATCAGGTTGTCGATGACAATAAGGGGTGGGAAGGTGTTCCACATTTCCATGTAGGCTTGTAGTTCCATGGTGATGTCTGTCCAGGTGATGGGTGACTGGAATGAGAATGTGATGTGTTGGCCGTGGTGGATGCTGTCTCGATAGTATTCTGGCCCGTAGTCGTCGATGTTTTGTTGTATCTGGGTGGTGGTGTGTTGGGTGTTGAGTGAGATGATTCGTGTGGAGGCCTCCCAGGGTGTCATGTCACCTGAAATATATAGTGCTGGCTGGTTGAGCATGGCGGTGATGAACATGGCTAGCCCGGATTTTTGGCTGCCGGACCGCCCCGCAATCATCACCAAATCCCCTTTGTGGATGTGCATGTCCAGGCTGCGGTAGAGGGGTTCTAGTTGTGGTATGCGGGGCAGCTCGGCTGCTGTTTGGGAGGCTCTCTCGAAGGATCGTTGTAGAGAGAGCATCGGGACCTTATCTATCTATCGGTGGTTGTGGGTGGTCAGATGGAGTCGATATCGATATCAGCCTCTGCTGATGCTGAAGTGTCATCTAGCTGGCCATTATCGCGCTTGTCTACGTATTCGGCAACCTTATCATAGATGGCGTCATCAAGGGGTTTGAGCACAACCGCGTTGAACCCGTTTTTGGTGCGCACGGTGGCGAGTTTGAAGGCCTGCTCCTCGCCAAGGTATGCCTCTAGATCGCGGATCATGGAGTGTGGGCGGTCGTTATTGCCGCGCGCTTTCTCAATAATAGCGTTGGGGATGGTTTCTGGGGTGCCGTTGTTGAGATCGTCTAGGGTGTGGAAGATGGTGACGTCGGCGTAGATGCGGTCTGCGACCTGTCCGCCGTAGCCTTCAGTGTTGTGTTCGACGTCGTGGACTTTGAAGGCGATGGCGGTGGCATCCTGGTTTTTGGACGGGTTGAAGAAGGTGCTGCTGTTGTTGTTTCGGTAGTTGGCGAGTCCCATAACTGTATCCTTTACTGTTTGTGTTGTTTTGTTGGTTTGTGTCGGTTTTTATCGGGTGAGGCTGTTTCGTTTATTCCTGAAAGCCTCTGACACGTCCGGGTTGCTGGTGATTGTCTTTTTGTACTGTTTGAGGAGGTCGGCTAGCTGTGCCTTGCTTGTTGCTTTGTTGATTTTGTCAATAACGATGGTGTTTTCTTGGGATGCGATGTTGTCTACATAGTTTTTGGCTGCCTGGTCGTATCGGTCTTGGAGAATGATGGAGGCGCTCGCGATCAGTGTTGCCAAATCCCAGTCTTTAGAGACGTCGTCGTTTTTGAGTCCTCCCAGTAAATCAATGATGGATTGTTTGATGTCTTCTGTGGTGTCTCCTCTGATGACTGCCCACGGGGCGGCATAGTCTCCACCGTATTTGAGTGTGATAGTGATACGATCATCCGTACTGTTGGTGTCGGTCACTGGTTCTCCTTATCTTTCTCGAGTGGTGTGATGGTGGTTTTGATCGGGTACCTGTAGGCGTCCTTGCCGTCTACCGCCCAGCAGGCGTCTCGTACGGGGCATCCTTTACACAGGGCTGTGACGTGGGGGACGAAGATGCCTTGGCTTATTCCTTTCATTGCTTGACTGTACATGCATGATACATGCCGGTAGGTGTTGTTGTCAAGATCGTACAGTTCGGTTGATGTGCCCTGCTCGACCGATTGCTCGTATCCCTTGGTGGTGGCGGGTGTCCAAAACATGCCTTTCGTCACCTGGATGCCGTGTTGGGCGAGCATGTACCGGTAGGTGTGCAACTGCATAGCATCGACTGGGATGCGCCCGGTTTTCAGGTCGAGGATAAACGTTTCGCCGGTGTTGGTGTCGGTGAAGATGCGGTCGATATAGCCGACAATCTGTGTGCCGTCGGCGAGGGTGGTTTCGACTGGGTATTCGATGCCTGGCTGGCCGTCAATGGTTGCGGTGATGTATTCTGGGTGGTTTCGCCTCCATGTTTTCCACCGGTCGACGAAGATGGGGCCATAGTGTATCCACCAATCATAGTTTTTCTTGTTGGGCCCGCCTGACTCGCACATGTTTTTGCACACCCTGCCGGAGGGTTTAATCTGGGTGCCCTCTTCTTTGACCAGGGCGATTTGGGTGTCGAACACATTGTTGAAGGATGAGAGTTTGTCGGGCAGTGCAGGGTATTCGACGGGGTTATACAGGTGGAGGTCATGCTGTTCGGTTATGTGGTGTATAGCACTGCCGGCGATGGTTGCATACCAGGTGTGGTGTTGGGCATGGTAGCCGTGGGATAGTCGCCATTTTTCACCGCATTCGGCCCACTGTGTGAGTGAACTGTAGGAGATGTGGCCTGGATGCTGGATGGTTTTCGGATATTGTGCTAGAGGCATGTTAGTTGTTTTTGTTCCATGGGTTGCGGGTGTCTTGGCCGGCCTGGTGTTGCTGGTATGCGAGGAGTGTCAGGCAGTGCCAGGCTGCATGGGCCAGATGCGGCAGATGTGATTCATAGTCGAGGTTGTTTCCTTGCTGCCAGGCTAGTAGATGTCTGTAGAGGGCGTCGATACTGTGACACCAGGGGTATCCTCCGGTCCAGTTGTTGTCGCCGTATTTGGTGGCGCCGTATCCGGCTACTTCGCCGAGCGAGTGGAGGGATGCGGGGTCGATGAGGGAGAGCCTGCATAGTTTCAGTTCTTTTTTGGCGCCGGTGTTGGGGTCGGTGTACATGCGGGTGGGCTCATCCATGAGATGTGTGCGCCTTTCTTGAGTGGGTTACTGGTTGTTGTCGTGGGCTAGGGCTACGGCGAGAATGATGATGGCGAGGGTTTCAGCGATGATGATGGGTGTTGTGATCATTTGGTGTCGCGGGGATGGTAGGTGAGGGTTGATGCGCCTAGGAGGGTGGCGAGGGCGCAGGCTGCGATGATTGCGAGGGCTGCTTTGTGGCTAGTGCCTGTTGCGTACATCCATGTGATGATGCCGCCTTGGATCCATGCGAGGCTGGTGAAGAATGTTTCGTAACTGTGCAGCTCAATGTTGTTGTTGCGTGTGTTCATGCTTGTTCCTGAATGATGGTGTTGATGGTTTTGTAAATGTTGTACAGGTCTGTTTCGATGGTTTTTAGCTGGCTGATTTGGTGGTCGAGGTTGATGTTCGGGTTGAGGGTGTTGATGCGGGATGCGATGTCGGTGGCTGTGCGTAGTGTGCCGCCGGTGTGGTGAATGATGTGTGCCGTGTCGGCGAGGCCGGTGGTGACGGCGTAGTGGGAGAGGAGAGGCATGATAGGTGTGCTTTCTTTCTGGTCAGCGTGAAGGGTTGATGGACATGTCCTCAACCTGCGGCTTGTCTTCGGTACCGGACACTTGGCAGAAAACCTTCACTTGTGCCTTGGATGCCCCGGGTTGCTTTGCGGTGGCACCGTAGGCGATGGAGAAGGTGTCTTTGTGGGCGCCGATGACTTTGTGTAGGAAGAGGTCGATGTCGGGGTTTCCGTTCCAGTTGACACCTTGCGCTGCAGCCATCTGGGTGGCTTTCTGATTGCAGGCGTGTGCTGCCGTAATCATAGTGAGCCCGGTGGAGGTTTCTTCACCGCGGGCTTGCGCCTGCCGATGAGCCTTGGCCTGCTCGGCTTGTAGGGAGCGGACTGCTTCTGCCTGCTTGGCTGTCTTCTCAGCCTTGCGCTGCTGTGCGGTTTTGGGGGTCCATTCGGTGTTGGCTGTGGTGGCCTGTGGGGCTGGCTGTGATGCGAGTGGCGGGTTGTCGTCGGGGGCTGGTAGGAAGGAGGCTGCGGCGATGATGGCGAGGGTGGCTCCGGCGATGGTGTAGCCTGTTTTCTTGTTCATGACCGTGTTCCCCTCTCGTGGGGTTTGTTCGTTGCTGACATGATTAATCATTCCATGGGTGGCATCGGCTGTCAAGCTGCGCTCATTTGGGTTGAGCGTTCCTTGTGTGGCTAGGTGTTTTATCGGGCGAATAGGGTTAACAGGTGGCCAACATTGATGCGTGTCACATTCCAGTAGAGTTGTGTCGCCTCTGCCTGTGTGAGTGGTTTCCACTGGTTGTGGCTGTATACGGTTCCGTCGGTGGCGATGAACGTGTCGGGGCGCATCTTGTGGAGTTCGGCTTCCACATGCTGCCGGTAGGCTTCGGCGAGGCCCTCAAAATCCATATGGTCGCAGTGGAGGTTTTCGAGGCGTGTCAGGTCGAAGGGTGTGGGGCAGTCGTAGCTGGCGGGGCTGTAGAGCTGGGTGAAGTGGTCGGCGATCTTTTGCACGATTATTCCTTTCCGGTGATGGTGTGTTGGTTGTTTGATCGTGTGGCTTCGGCGATGATGGCGTCCACGTCGATTGTGTCGATGATGTAGTAGAGTTCCTCGGCCTCGTCCTCGGTGAGTGGCTGCCAGTTGCGTGGCCCGTATATGGCGCCGTCGAGGGTGACGGTCCATTGTGGGCGGATGAGCCGGATGGCTTCTTCGACTTTGGCACGGTATAGACGGCAGATGATAGACGTCTGGGTGTTGCCTATGTTGTGCCCTGTTAGGTGTGCGGGGTGGAGTGGGTTGATTTCTGTCGGCCCGTAGAGGGTTGTGAAGGATGGTGTGATGAGTGTTCCATCCACGGTGGGTGCTCCTTTCTGGATTGTTTGGGTTGTTGTGGTTTTTATGGTGTGATGGTTGCAACCGTGAGTCAAGGCTGCGCTCATTCAGCTTGAGCGTTTCATGAGGGGTGTGGTGTATATCACTGAAGCCTTTATTGCTCCTGTAAGCGTCTTAAATGGTCTGGGGGTAGGATTATGCAGGACTAACCCTGCTAGTCGATTCTAGGGCCCTTCTAGGGCGTCTCAGGGGTATGTCTGGGTGATGGTAGGTGTTGTAGATCATTCGGACGCTCGAGGTTGTCATACATGACGATGGTTGGGGTGTTCTATCTGGGCATAGGTTCCACTCCCTGTAGTGTGTGAGATAGACCACATTTCCCTAGCCTAGTGTCCATCACCAACACCCCGCAGCTGATCTGGCGTGGAGGGTGTAGCCCAGAAATGCCGTTTAAAGCTTCTAGGGTACACCTAGGAGCGCCTTGCAGGGTGGGGGCTAGGTATTTATACCCCCAGCACATTCTGATCGATTCTAGACGCCTATAAGAGCTCGATACGTGATCAGATCACCAGACGCAGACCATCCTCCCCCATCCTGCTTAGCTAAGCCTACACTATGTGGACAGTGTAGGATACTGTAGGGGAAGAAAGACACGGTACAAGAAAGAAGGGGGAGGATCCGCCTTAAAGTCTTAGCACTTAAGGTTTTAGCGCTTAGCACCGAGCCCCCTCAAGGGCTCGGCATCAGCACCACCAGGCTCAGCTCATCAGGCACAGCCTGAAAGAGGTACACGCCATCAGGGAAGGCTTGAGAGTACGAGGAGCCCTAGCGACGAGTACTCGAAAGCCTGAGGGAACACCCTTAGTACTGATGGGCCTAGCGTGTTCGGAAAAGACACACGAGTCAAGTGTGACAGTCCATCAGGGGTGAAACCCGTTCTGGCTAGGGGTTTCAGCCCTAACCACCCTTAAAGGTTACAAGAGTCTAAGAAAATTTAAGAAAACTCTTAGGAAGAAAGTTGTGTTCATGTCCACCCAAAAACAGCCAAAATAGCCCTCAAACCCGCTAATAGAGCCAAACCTTCATGTTTGACTCTTCCAGACGGCGTATGCTAGGCTGGACAGGTAGCCAGCTGGACGCAAGGCCAGAAAGTGCTGACGCACTTCCCGACCTCGCTTACCATCAGTCTACCAAACACTTAAAGACCTTAAGGGCTTAGCGCTAAGCAGCTTAACACTTAGCACCGAGCCCTTGAGGGGCTCGGCATCAGCCCTAAGGTACTTATAGTAACTTTAAAACCTTAAGAGCTTAGCCTTTAAGGATCTAAGTTACTATAAAAGCTTTCAGAACTTAGTACTTAATACTTTAAGTAAACATAAAAGCTTTTAAGTCTTAAAGTAAATATATAACCTTAAGACTTAAACATTAACACCTAAGTTAAGTATAAAACCTTAAAGGCTTAGCACGTAAGGATCTAAACTTAACATCAGTGTTTAAGACTTTAAAACTTAAAATAAACCATAAAGACTTAAAGACTTATAAGCTTTAAACACTTAAAGTAACTATAAGACTTTAAAGACCTTAAGTACTTAAAGTTAACCATCAGTCTTAAACTTTAATCTTATAACCTATAAGTCTTAAAGCTTATAAGTTATAAAAGTTTTTAGAAGAGTAAAGGGGTTAACTTCTTTACTTCTCTTCTCTCTTTGGTTCTTTCTCTCTTCTCTTCTTTTCTTCATCAGGGGAGAAGAGGAACCTTTTGCCATCAGCGCTGATGGGTTTTCGCCGTGTGTCTCGTGTGCTCCTGGTCGCACGCTCCCGTCGCACACTCCCCACACTCTTACACCCGTGTCCCTTTCAGGCTTAGCGTGTTCGGCTGAAGGCGTACGGCGTGTCACGCTAACACCCTTAACATCAGGTGAGACTTAAAGTGTATATTATATGTAGAAGACTTTAAAACCTTTAAGGGTGTACACGTTTAGGCTGTGTCCAACACTGCTAGGCGCGAAGTGCTAAGCCTTAAAGCGCTAACACACACTCACCCCCATTTTTCTTCCGTGTCCTTTTCTTTTTGACACCGCTGGGGGGCGATGTGATCTTTCTCACACCCGTGGGGGTAGGAGAGAAAAACAAACACCCCACCACGATCACAACCCCCCACCAAACGAACAAAACAGCCCCCAGAATCGACTAGTAGGGCACAGGTGGGGTAAACCTACCCCGGACACATTCCAGGCTGTTACAGAGACAACGAGAAGCTTACAAGGGCTTGGGTGATGAGGAGGCGCGATGGCACACACCAACCGCACCGCATCCTCCGCCCACCGACGCTGGCGCGAGCGACTCATCACCCAAGCCCGACAACAAGGCCAAACCGAATGCCCACTCTGCGGAGCAACCATCACCTGGGACACTCACCAACTACCAACCAGCCCCGAAGCCGACCACATCACACCCGTCAGCCGGGGAGGACTCAACACCCTCGACAACGGGCAAATCATCTGCAGAACATGCAACAGAAGCAAAGGCAATCGCAGCGAACCAAACATCAGTTTCCAACAACAAACCACAAAAACCCTTGTCACCTGGTGAAAAACCAGCCAACCCCCGACGGGGACCACCCCCTGCACACCCGTGCAAGACC